ACCGACGGCTCTGGTAAACTCATTGCTATTGACTGCTGGAGGTTTAAGGCCAACGATGACCTAATGCTTGAGGGAACTGACGGCGTCGAGGAGCTTACTCAACTAGAATTTTTAGCACTTAAACCTGAAGCAGAAGAAACACTTTAATGAACGGAACTTCAATCGAGTCTCAATACATCGCCCTAGAGAGCGAGAGGCATTCTTTCCTAGACAGAGCGCGTCAAGCCTCTAAGCTTACCCTTCCGTATGTGATGCCGGAAGATGGTCATAATTCTCATTCACGTTTAGAAACACCTTTTCAGGGCATTGGAGCAAGAGGGGTCAACAATTTAGCATCCAAGTTACTACTAGCCTTATTGGCTCCCAATGCCCCGTTTTTCCGTCTTAACTTTGACGAACCCAAACTACGCCAAGAAGGCGCAACCCAAGAGATTATCTCAGAAATGGAAATCGCTCTTCAACGTGTTGAGGAGTCGGTCATGGAAGAGATTAGTAAACAGTCCTACCGTGTAGGTGTTCACGAACTTCTTAAGCACCTAATCATCACTGGTAATGCGCTATGCTACATCCCGGAGGATGGAGGTATGCGTGTGTTCCATTTGGACCGCTTTGTAATCAAGCGTGACCCTATGGGTAATCCTCTTAAGATTATCACAAAGGAGACACTCGACTACAATACACTTCCCGACAACGTAAAGGAAGCCGCCGGGTATATCGACGGTGACACCTTAGGTCGTAACTGTGACCTGTTTACCTGTGTTGAACTACAGGGCAAGAAGTGGTCAGTCAGGCAAGAGGTCAAAGGAACTCTCGTGGAAGGCTCTGTGGGAACCTTCAGTAAAGAAAAACTACCGTATATCCCTCTTCGCTTTTCTAAGATTGACGGGGAAGATTATGGTAGGGGATATGTAGAGGAGTATCTTGGTGATTTAATTAGCCTAGAGACCCTCACCCAAGCTATTGTTGAAGGTTCAGCAGCGGCTGCTAAAGTGTTGTTCCTTGTTAATCCTAACGGAACCACCCGAGCTAAGACTCTCGCTGAAAGCCCTAACGGTGCAATCACCCAAGGAAGCACTAACGATGTCACTGTATTGCAGCTTAACAAGGCAGCAGACTTCAGTATCGCAGCGCAAACCGCTGACAGCATCAAAGAGCGCCTTGGGCAAGCCTTCCTGCTTACCTCAGGAGTTGTCAGGCAAGCTGAGCGAGTCACAGCCGAAGAGATTAGAATGCTTACCTTGGAGCTTGAGTCTGCGCTAGGTGGACTTTACTCGCTTCTTAGTAACGAGCTTCAGCTTCCTATGGTCAACCGGGTCATGGACATCATGGCCAAGAAGAAGCGCATGCCTAACCTTCCTAAAGACTTGGTTAAGCCTGTAATCATTACGGGAGTAGAAGCTCTTGGTAGAGGAAACGACCTTCAGAAATTAGATTTGTTCTTGGCTGGAGCCGCGCAAGTGGTTGGACCGCAGGTTATCAGTCAGTTTGTTAATGTTGAGGAATACTTCAAACGAAGAGCTACTAGTCTTGGAATCAAGACCAGAGGGCTTATTAAGACACAAGAAGAGCTTCAGCAACAAGCACAGCAATCTCAGATGATGTCATTGGCAGAGAAAGCAGCGCCTCAGGGCGTAGCAGCCTTGGGCAACATCGCTAAAGAATCTGTTTCAAACGAAGCCGCAATGGCTGAGCAAGAGACACCTCAACAACAACAATAGAAAAAATGGCTGACACCCACATCATCAACGATAAAACAGAAAGCGAGCAAATCACTCTAGAAGAGGAAGCTGCCGCTATTCCAGAACAGGAGACTCAGAGTGAAGAACGTCCAGAGTGGCTTCCTGATAAGTTCAAAACACCAGAGGACTTAGCAAGCGCCTACAACAGCCTTGAAGGTAAGTTAGGCTCTAACGAGCAGACTCAAGAAGAACAAGAGGACCTTCCTCCCGGCGAGTCACAAGACTCTACAGAGGATGACCCACAGACTACGGCAATCATTGCTGCTTCTGATGAGTTCTCAGACCAAGGTAAACTAAGCGAAGAGACCTATAAATCTCTTGAAGCTAGCGGCCTTAACCGTAACCTCGTTGATTCCTACATCGAAGGTCAGCAAGCTCTACAGGCTTCTGGAGAGGCTGAGTTGTTAAGCACCATCGGCGGCCGTGAGGCTTACGACAAAATCACAGAATGGGCCTCTGAAGGTCTCAGCGAGAATCAACTCAACGCTTACAATCAAGCACTCGAAACAGGAACAGACGAACAGGCTGCTCTTGCGCTCGACTGGATTAAGACTAAATACGAAGACGCTAACGGAACTAGTCCTTCTACCTTAATCCAAGGAGGAACTAAAGGTTCTGGAGAATCAGCTTTCGAAAGCCGCGCTCAAGTTTTGGCAGCAATGTCTGAACGAGACGCTAGAGGCAAAAAGCGTTACGAGGTTGACCCTGCGTATCGCAACGAGATTCAACGACGCCTCGCAATATCTAACATGGTATAAAGTATGAATATTATTAACTACATCATCGACAACAAAGACACCCTCATTAGCACCCTTACCGCTATTGTTGCAGCAGCTTCAGCCATCGCAGCGATTACCCCTACCCCTACTGATGACGGATGGGCTGCTAAGCTCTACAAGATTGTTGACTGGCTTGCCCTTAATATCGGTAACGCTAAGAAAAAGCCCTAAGGGATGATTAAGCTAATCGTCTCCCTTCTCTTGCATTTCCCTAAACTTGCTGACGTGTTCTTTGAGATTCGTGACGAATATACCAAACATTATAAAAGCCGCCGCCGCTCTCGTATGGATGACCGTATCGATGAGTGGGTGCGCGGTGATAAAGAAAAGTGAAATTCCAGTTTTTATTGAACGTCTTGAAGCGCATTCTTTCTCTGCTTCTGAGAGAGAGACAATCGGAGACCTCCTTCGATACGCTGCCGAGCTTGAAGCACGATGAGCTAGTTGCTATCTGTGTTGGTCATTCTCGTAAAGGGGACAAAGGAGCTGTTAATGTAAAGGGCGACAGCGAGTGGAAATACAACAGCAAAGTAGCTAAAGCTCTTAAAAAGGAACTCAACGACCGAGGTATAGACAGTAAGATATATTCTTCTTACGAAGGAGAAGGCTACCGGGAGGCTATGGCTTTTATAAAAGATAAGCTTAAAGAAGACGGAGCTGACTTAGCCCTTGAGCTTCACTTCAATGCCTACACAGGCAGAGCCAAAGGATGCTCTATGCTTTATCACAGCCCAAAGAGCGAAAGCAAAAGGCTAGCTGAAGAACTACAGTTCTCAGTATTAAAAGATTTTGACACAATAGACAGGGAAACTAAAGGTCTTAACAAAGGTGACCGTGGTTTGTTGTTCGCTGACAACGCCTCCATCCCTGCTGTTTTGTGTGAACCATTTTTCGGAGACAACAGACAAGACTGTGAGTTGTTCTCTGACTACAGACTGTTGGCGTCTAGCTACGCTAACGGCATTGAAGAATTTCTAGTTGGGAAAGTTAACAAGTAACCGAAGTGCCCGAAAGGATAACACTAACGAGTGAAAGAAACCGTAACTAACGAAGAACCCAAAAACAAACCCTAAACTTAAACTATTAAACTATTATGGCTAATGGACAAATCGCTCCGTCACGCTTAGGCCAATCGGCTCTAACTGGCGATGCAAACGCTTTGTTTCTCAAAGTGTTCTCAAACGAAGTTCTAACAACGTTCGAAGAAACAAACGTTATGAAGGACCTACATACTGTTCGAACTATTTCGAGCGGTAAGTCGGCGCAGTTCCCAACGATGGGTAAAGCTACTGCGAAGTATCATACTCCCGGTGATGACATCTTTGAAAAAGGAATCACTACTGGACCCGATGGGTCTGAGTATGGCTCAAATATCGAGCACAAAGAGCGCATCATCACCATTGACGATGTTCTCATTGCAGCGACTTCAATCGCTAACATTGATGAGCTTAAGAATCACTACGATGTGCGCTCTGCGTATAGCACCGAGTTGGGACGTGCGCTTTCTAAGCGTTTCGACCTAGCGACCATGCGAACTCTCGTAGCGGCTTCTCAGGTGAACTCGTCAGCCCGAGCTAACCCGAGTGCTGAAAACGGTATCGTTATTGACTTGAATAATACTACTGGAGCGCCTGATAACCTCAGCACCGCTGCTAAGCTTATTCAGACCTTCCGTCTTATTGCACAGAAGTTGGACGAACAAGACATCCCATCTGAGGACCGCTTTGTTATTCTGACACCTGAGCTTTACTACTTGCTTGCGGGTAGCGAAAGCGCCGCAATCAACCGCGACTTCGGTGGCGCTGGTAGCATTGCTTCTGGTAAGGTTCTGGAGCTTGTTGGTATTAAGATTTACAGCTCTAATCACCTTAACGACATTGCTAATTCTAGTGTAACTGGAGATGACGTGAACGCAGCTAACAACCCGTTCGATGACGCTGATGGCTTAACGGCTGGTAAAGGCTACCTTGACGCTGGTCTTAACACGCTTGAGTTCGTTGCTGGTCACAAGTCAGCTATCGGAACTGTTAAGCTCATGGACCTTGCTGTTGAGTCTGAATACTCGATGTCTAAGCAGTCCACCCTCATGCTTGCTAAGTATGCAATGGGTCATGGTATTCTTCGCCCAGAAGGTGCTGTGAGTGTTATTACTTAAACAACTAACCTATTAGGGGTCTCCTTAGAGTAATCTTTGGAGGCCCCTTTTTTTCTTATGAAGAAAAGAGCAAACCTACGAATCAAACATAAGTCTAAGAAAGGCGGTCTTAACAAAAAGGGACGAGACTACTATAATCGTAAGACTGGCTCTAAACTCAAAGCTCCGGTAACGGAGAAAAAACCTAAAGGAAAACGGGCTGCTCGTAAGCGTTCGTTTTGCGCCCGCATGTCAGGCGTTAAAGGACCCATGAAAGACAAGAAGGGTCGTCCTACAAGAAAGGCGTTGGCTCTTAAACGCTGGCGTTGCTAACTCTAAATAATCAAATGGCTCTCACTACCGAACTAGAAAGCGTAAACCAAATGCTTGGGCATATTGGTGAAGCACCTATAAACTCAATCTCAAACGAAGCAGCACTTCCAATCTCAGCTAGCACCGCTTTAGTTGTTCTACGTGAAGTTTCAAAAGAAGTGCAAACCGAAGAGTGGCACTTTAATACCGTAACTGACTACGAACCTGTTAAAGAAGACACAGGTAAACTAAGGCTCCCAGACAATACCCTATTCGTGGACGCCACAGACACCAGAGATGATGTTGTTCAGAGGGGCTTGTATTTGTATAACCGAAAAGACCGCACTGATGTATTCACTGAGACAATCAAGTGTGACCTCACCGTCCAGCTAGACTGGGACGACCTCGCAGAGGTTGCTCGACGTTACATTACACTACGCGCTTCTAGGCTTTTCCAAGGCCGCATGGTAGGCAGCACTGAGCTGCAATCACTAATCGCTCTAGACGAAATGCAAGCTCGCGCTCGTCTTCTTGAGCTTGACTCTCAATCTTCTGACCGCACCATCTTCGACAGTGAGGATGTGTTTCGCCGTATCGGTGTTCATCGCAACTACAATATATACTAATGCCCTTAATCAACACTTCTGTAACCAACCTCATCCAAGGGGTTTCTCAGCAACCTGACGCTGTTCGCTTCTCAGGTCAATGCGAGGAACAGCTAAACGCTCTACCCAGTGTTGTGGACGGTCTTCAGAAGCGTCCTTCTAGTGAGTTCGTTGCTCGCATCAGTGATAACTCTGCGCTTAACCAAGCGTCTAAGGTTCACTTTATCGAGAGGGATAACGATGAGAGGTATGTTGTTATAGTTAACAGCAAACAAAGCTCTATTGTAGAAAGCACTCAGCATTCTATCTCTGCGTTTAACCTTGAGACAGGAACACAGGCTACTATCACTGAACGCTACTCAGGTGTTGTTGATTCAGTAGAAGACTTCGGGTCCTACGTAATCGCTACGCTAACTCAGAAGTGTCCAGTTACTGTTGCATCTACTGACGCCGCAAGACTAGGGACCGTTCGTATACTAGAGGGACCTAGCAAAGGAACTACTTCTTATGATGTGTTATCTGTCGCTTCCGACAATGACCGCAAACAAGTTAAGATAAGCGGCACAGGGATTAAACTCTACGGTAGTGACTCAAAAGAATCACAGAGTGTAATCGAATACACAGTAACTAACGCTCCCAACGCTGACCTTGAGCTAGACGAAAGGAACTACCTTAACGGTCTCATAGGAAGCAGTCCTGATGTAGAGACACTCCCGGCTGATGACATTAAGATGTATACCACGGGGGATGTTACGTATGTGTTGAACACTAAGAAGACAGTAGCTAAGGACACCGCCACTAGCTCACCTGTCAGTGATGATGCTTTGGTGTTTATTAAGCAAGGAGACTACGACCGTAAGTATGGAGTCACCGTAAAGACAGACACAGAGACATACACCAACTGGGTTTACTCAGGAAGTTCTCAGAGCCTAGATGGCACCAACACACTTTTTAACCGCCCAAGAGAAGCTAGAACTGAGTTTATCTTAGGCAACCTTTTTGAGGGCTCTCTTTTTTCAGGAACAACAAGAGCGAACAGTCCCCCTCTTCCCGCTAACGCCGTAACAATATATTACGATAAGCCTTTAAACTTAGTTCCACCTCAAGGATGGGTAGACCAAAATTTGACTCACATAGGCTCAGCAGGTGATGACGTAGACAACCCAAATTACAACGAGTTCCCCTCTCTGGCTTCTGACACTACGTTCACCACGTCTCTTGAGTCAGACTCCTTGGGGGTCATTAGCTCAACCAAAGACTTCACCATTACGGTTGAGGATTCTATTGCGGGAGACGGTATTGGAGTGGCTCACAAGAGTGTTCCAAACATTACTGACCTACCGACAGTCGCTCCGCACAACTTTAAGATTTTCATTCAAGGAGACCAAGAGGCTGGAGAAGACGACAGGTATGTTCAGTTCAGGTTAAATGGCTACAAAGCCGACACCCCAGACAGCCGTTCAGGTGAGGGTAGTTGGTATGAGACTAGCGGTGGTGACATCAACAACCGCATTGACGTTAATACCATGCCGCTGCTTCTTAAGAGCACTGGATTAGATACCTTTGAGCTAGGTCACATGCCTCTCGATAAGCTAGCCACCGGGGACGCAGACACAAACCCTGACCCTTCCTTTATTGACTCTAAGATTAACGGAGTGTTCCAGTTCAAAGGGCGTTTAGGTTTTCTCTCTGAGTCTTCTGTGTCCATGAGTGAAGTTAAGTTTGGTAGTTATGACATTGAACTACAAAACCAGAACTACAACTTCTACAGGACTACCGTAACCTCTTTGTTGGACAGTGACCCTATTGATGTCAACGTGTCTTCCGACAAGGTCACAAAGCTACGCGCTGCTGTTGCATTCCAAGACAACCTAGTGCTGTTCTCTGACTTCTGTCAGTTCGTTCTCAAGGGAGGACAACTGCTGACACCTAAGTCTGTCTCTGTAAACCAAATCACAGAATACGACTACAACAAGTCTGTTGAGCCTGTGGCTATTGGTTCTTATATCTATTTCCCATTTAAGCGCGGTGACTTCACTGGTATCCGAGAGTTTACCATTAACTCATCCACAGACGTATTCGACGCTAACGAGATAACAGCTCACGTTCCTCAATACATCCCACACGCCGTCTACACAGGGACCTCACTAAAAGGAGGACTCAAGTCGATGACAGGCAGCAGCGCAGAGAACCTGATGGCTGTGGCTGACGGTAATGACATCTACGTCTACAGATACTTCTTCAGAGGTAACGAGAAGGTTGTTAGTTCTTGGGGTAAGTTTAACCTGAGCCAAGGCGATGTCCGGGCTGTTGGGTTTATTGATTCTGAGTTGTTCATCGTTCAGGCTCTTGAAGGTTCATCTCAAACCGTTCTCCTCAAGATTCAGATGGAGAGCAAACGTCGAGACCCTGAAGGCTACAACACTCACCTAGACAGAAGGGTATCGGTTACGCTAAACGCTACCGTAGCTGAGCCTAGCTTTGTTGTTCCTTACCGCCTAGCTACTGGAGAGACTCTGTCTGTCTACACCAAGGACGGCCTAGAGATTCAGAACACAGTTCAAGTAACCGAGGGAGACACCACGAGAGTGAGCTTCGCTAACAACCTAGTTGGAGGTGGACTTACAGGCTCATCAGAAAGTCTCTATGTTGGACTTAAATACACAATGAAGTATGTATTCTCTGAGTTGTTGTTCAAAGCTAACGCAGGACAACTAAAGACTCAATCCAACGGTAAGATGCGCGTTAAGAACGGAACCTTGTTCTACGAGGACACCGGGTTCTTTGAGGTTAAGGTCACTCCTTACCTAAGGGACACCTTTACTAGCGAGTTCAACGCTACCATTATCCAAGGGACCACAGAAGGTTCACTACCACTAGACTCAGGAAGCTTTAGGTTCCCTGTGTTCTCAGACCCCAATAACACTACTATTTCTATAGAAAACTCTACAGCCGCTCCTTGTAACCTACAGAGCGCAGAGTTTGAATCGTTCGTTCACCAACGTTCGCGCCGTTATGGATAACATAGTAGAAAAGACAAAAGAAGGACATTTAATTGTCTTAACTAAACATAAGCACGTCAAAGAACTCATCGCTAACATGAGGGCTATCGACAAGCTTGAGGTCTCCTGTTTCGGCTACACTCCTAGTAAAGCTGCTGAGATTTCCGTAGCTGAGAGCGACGTGGTCTTCACTGTGTTATCCAACACGGGAAAGGTCATGGCTATCTTTGGGGCTGGCGTAAGAGACGAAGCTTACATCTGGCTACTAGGGACTGACGAACTAGAAAGAAACCCAAAGCCTTTCCTTAGACACTGTAGAAAATGGGTTAACTCTTTAGTTGAGATGTATGGAAGTGTTTCAAACGTTATCCACGCAGACAACCTTATTTGTCTTCGTTGGTTACAATGGTGTGGAGCAGAACTCAGTGACCCCGTAAAGATACAGGGAGAGCTTTTAAGAAAATTTAATATAACCGTAGATAATAACAATGTGTGACATGGGACTAACAGCAATGGCTATGTCAGCGGCTTCTCAAGCTGCTAACGTAGGAGCGCAACGCCAACAGGCGAAGGCTCAAGAAGCATCTCAGTTGCAAGCCTCTGTAGGCGAGATGGAACGCTTTCAGCTAGCACAGAGAGCACAGAGAGCACGGCAAGCTGACGAAGAGACTACAGCAGCTCTTGAGCGCCAGAAAGCGAGACGCGAAGAAACCGAAGCTGTAGCAACTACAATTACATCTGCTGAAGAATCTGGAGTCTCTGGAACCTCTGTTGGACTGGCCGTGGCTGAATACGCAAGAAAGAACGCAGAGTATCAAGCTGCGCTAACGCTACAAGAGAACATGAACGCAACGGCTCGCAGACTTGGGTTTGAAAGCGGCGGCAACGCATACGTGAACCGCATGGCTCAAATCAACCAGCCTATAGCTCAACCTAACTATTTAGGAGCCGCTCTAGGCATGGGACAAACTATTGCGGGAGGTATTACTGGGTTTAAGAAACAGCAAACCATTGATACGATGATGGGTAAACAAGAGAAGTTAATAGACTTACAAACTTCCACAGCCCGTGAGGGTCTTAAGATAGCAAGTCAAAACGCAGCTAACACCGCTACAAGTGCAGCAGCAGCTCGCGGGGCTACTCAGATTATGGATGCTCAGAGAAGAATTCAAACTTATAACATTTTAGAAGGAACACAATAACATGGCAGCTAAGAAAAACCCACTTTCAGCTATGCTTAACTCTGACAGCAGAGTGCAAGCAAAAGAATTCCAGCGCGACTACACAGTAGCCTCTACCATTAAAGGGGTAGGAGACTACGCCGTAGGAGTCACCAAGCCTCTTCCTGCTTCTCAGACTAGTATGGGTAGGTTGGCTCAGTCGTTAGGAGCAGCTAGTGGGTTACTAAAGGAGTTCTCAGACTACCAAATTCAAAAGGACCAACTAGACCTACAGAGCGCAGCGTTAGAAGGCAAAATAGCCACTCAAGAAATCGCAGGGCAGAAGGCTCTTATAGAATTAGAGAACTCTAAGCTTAGAGGGTCAATCACAAACGAGACAATCAAGCAGCAGAACATGCGATTGGACATGCTAAAACAACAGGAGATTGTAGCAGAGTTCGATAGCATGTTCGAAGGAATGACTGAGGAGCAGAAGGTAAATTTTGAAATAGGGGTTGCAGAAAACGCTAAAAAAGCTGAAGAGGAAGCTGATAAAGCTTTAGGAAAAGCTGCTGTTGTAACGGCGAAAACAGG